CGATGTTCGACCTGATGTTCGACCCGATGTTCGACCTGATGTTCGACCAGATGTTCGACTCGATGTTCGACCCGATGTTCGACCATTCTATTTCGGGCAACATCTTAGGTATAATATTGGCCGCCATCTGGCATCCCAACGGGCTATCCATTATGAATAAAGCAGGTTTCTTCTCCCCGCAAAACTCATACAGCCAATCTATTTTGGGTTTTCTGGTTTCCCAGTCCAGAGGTTTGGCGGGGTAAACCAAGTCAAGCCATTCATCCCTGATTATCGGTATCAGTGCCTCTTGTTCTTTTGTTAGCTTATCTAACATATCTCCCCCTAATACCATCCATTTGACAACCAGAACGCCCAAGCCTCTTGAGCTGTGCCGTATCTGCTTGAGATATAGTTAATCATCCAATCCACCTGTTCATACATACTTTCCCTATACGCCCAACTTGCGGGCGGGTCGATGTTTTGAGGGATACCCCTAGCCCCTGAGTCTGGGTTGACTTTCCACCAGCACCAATCCGATTCATTCCCCCCAAGGTGTAGTAGGGCTGTTCCTCCCTCTTCCCCCCAGGGTTGGATGGAGAGGGCGTAACAGATTGCGTCCTGCCTGTCCTGGAGTTGTTGGGGGGTGTAGTCATCCCCGTACTCGACAGGCTGTTCTGTATCTGATTCTTGATGTTCTTCTTGAACGATTATTTCTTGTTGCGCAAGTTCTTCGTCACGTTTTTTTATCTCCGACAGAATCGAGGACACTATTATCGGGGTCTCTGCGTCCGGCATACTTATCAGGCCCGCTTGGGTATTTCGAGGGCTTGACCCCAGATAGCCGCGTGAAACAGTATGGGCAACAGTACCCGCCGTCTTCTGTCCGAGGAGTGAACTGGTCAATATGCCTGCTACAACTACAATGATTACACCTGCCGTAAGCCATGATTTACGCATCATTCTCCTTTATGGTTGTCTTAATCCTCATCTTCATGTTTAGCTCTAATTGATACTTCTGTTCGCGGTGGACTGCCGTAACGCTTCCTATAAAATACGTCTACGATTTGAGCATCGTCCTCATATGCGAACTTCTGGATAGCATCGCACACCAACTTTGCATAGTTATCCCAATCCGGGCGCGTCGTAGGGTATTTGTGTTTCACGCTCTTTGGTTTCGTCTTTACGGTAGTTATTTCTATAGCCAATGGCACATCGCGCTGGAATGGCCTCAATTTTAGCACCATACTTCTTATGCGGTCTTCTGCTATTGCCGTTGCACTCGGCGTGTATGCGAACGCCCGTCCTGTCTTCTTGTTGACCGTAACCCTTGCCCTGCCCTTTGCGACCGGTTCTCCGTATAGAACAAATGACGTCGTAGCAGTATTCATTCATCGACTCCTATGCCGAAAATATCGGCGGCTCTCTTAGCCGCGTCATCAAGATGCCCCTGCCGATAGTATTTTTCTGTGGCAATCCTTGTGTTCGGGTAGCTAAACAAGCTGTTGCAGTCCATACAATCGTGCGTGTAAGCAATCGCCTGGTATTCTGCATAGACTTCTTTGCTGTTACCCCGCGAGTCAATCTCTTTCCATTTTCGTGTAATCTTCGGGGCTTTCTGCATCCGTTCATATCCCGGAGTTCCTTTGAACGGAGGACGCTTAAATACCTCAGTCACGCAGTCAATAAGCTCCATCGTGTTGTTTGATTTGCAGTTCGGGCAAGAGACTTGCATTCTTTTTTCTGGTGGTCCCGACCCGCGGTAAAGTTTCTCATATGCGTTGACATAAGATAGCCCCATGACATGCAGCGTATGGTCGTTGTAGAAAGATTCAAGCACGCCGAGTACGTGTTTCTTTTCGGCTTCGTTCAGGTTCATGGATAACATCTTACGTTTGATATCAGGCAGAATCTTTTTTGTAAGTTCCTGGTAGTCGTCTAAGTTGTCGGGAATCTCCATAGTTTTTTCTCCTCGTCATATATCATGCCGGGTTGCGGCGGCTCTCCACGGGCGGGCCTCTTCTTCTGGTCGAGATATTTCCGTTCGATTACTTTAACCCAATTCGTATCGTTGGCAATCAACCAATCAAACGTCATCACCCATCCTTTTTCGTTCTCGCCAGATAGAAAAGGTTTCTGTTCTTCAATGGCCGTGAACAAATCCGTCCACGCTATGCCTTCTTTGACCATTTCATAGTCTCGTTCTCGCAACTTTTTTTTCCGGGTGTCAGATAAGGTGGTGATGCCAGCGAGCCATTCGATAGAGTTCCATTGTCCTTTGACTCTATCGACGTCTACTTCCATTGCTAACTTTTTTCTCTTCCCTTCACTTTCTTTCTTTTTACTTTCCTTATCTTCTTTTAAGGGTGTCATTGGTTTACCTTTGGGTGTCAATGGTTTACCAGGGTCCGGCGAACATGCGCGGCCTGGTTCTGGATACTCGGCTTGCCGCTTTCTGTCGCCCCTGAACGTCTGGAACTTATCAAACGCGACCAGCTCAAGATATGCCGAATCATCTACTTCATAAAGGGTGATTAGCCCCTCTCTTGATAGGTCGGTGCTAAGTTTCTCTATCTGTTCCAAAGTTATAGCTTCGCGTGGAAATATGGCAGCCTTTAATAGCTCCGGTTCAGCGTGGAATCTTCCGAAATCATCGGTGAATGGTATCAACCATGTGTAGAATAGCTTTGCCCAGGGGTCTGTAAGCCGCGCCACTTTTTTTGACACGGTTATATTGCGTGCTAGCATCCTTCGAGTCGTGCTCATACGGCAAGCCTAATCTGTCCGCCGTTGCATGGTTCGCTTATGAGTGTATAAAGATAGAGTCCGGGTTCGATATAGCTATGTGTAATGCCGTAACCGATTTGTCGTAAATCCCATATCCGTGCGCCGTAGCGGAAGCATATCTCGTTAAGCTCTACGTTTGTCTTTGGTCCGTCTTTAAGTGCGAATACGATTGCCTGTTGCTGCCTTGATAACTTCTTGTGGTCTGAATCAGCCATGTGGTTCTCCTTTTAGTTATGGGGACTGACCTTATCGGGAAGCCAGTCCCCATCCCTCTACCCCCGCAGCAAATATTTTACTGTTGGAAAAAGTCTTCAATCGGCTCCTGAACCCTATCGTCCGGCTCTTCGGGAGGTTCGTTATCCGCAATAACCTTATCGAGCTTTTTTATAAGGTCACTCGCTTGGGATAGCGTCAGCTCGTTTGTGTGTTCTACCCCGTAGGCATTACTCAAGACCTTGTAGTAAGCATCTTCATCAATGGCCCCGTTGTCGATGGCCGTCTTTTTTAGAACGTGTATCTTGCCAATCTGTGCTTTAGATGCTGGCTTCTCCGTATCTGGTGCGTCTTTTGCAACAGTATCAGGGGTGTTAACGACCTCCGCTTCTATGACTGCGATATCCACGGGCGCATCTTCGGCCAAAGGCAGCCCGATAGAGTAGGCATTACGTAACACGCGCCCCGTGGCTCGCGTCCGGGCGACGGCTCGCACATCTTTCTCTTTCGCTGCGCCCCCTGATTTGCCTTGTATGCCGATATCTTTGGGTGATGCTTCCCCGTACTCGATGTAAGGCGTATCGCTCCCAGATTTGAAAAGAAGGGCCTTCCAGAAGTGAACGAAGTCCGGTTTATTCGGGTCGTTTTGCGTAATACCGGCGGCCATCCTCTCGTCCATCGTCGCGGGTTGCAACTGGATTGCCGAAGGCGGATTGTCGTTGCGCTCGGCGATTACCTTAAGCCCGCCAACCGTGACGTAGAAGTTTCCGCCCAGGCACAACAGCTGCTTCTGCAAAGGGTCAAGCCCGTACTGGATGCTCAGGTTGCTGAGTGCCTGCTTCTCTCGTGGCGACAGCTTGCCTTGCCATAAGTCACGGGCAAGTTCGCGGTTCTGTTTTTGTATTGCATCCCGGTTTATGTTGGCCGGGGCCGCGCTCGTTGGGTTCGTCAGGTCTTTTCCTTTGGTCATTTTATACCAGCTCCTTATGACATATATCCCAATACCCGCACCATTTGGGCGAGCAATTCCATGCACTTGACTGCGCCGGTAGATATACGTGCTTGTAAATCCCGTCAGCGACACGAGCGGTAACGGCCAGAGCGCGTAAACAATCCTCGTCCGTTCGGGTCGTTTCGCATATGTCTACCTGCGGCGTCTTTGTGGTTATCATGCAATCGAATCCAAGGCTCTTCGGGAAATGCCCGGTTTTCTCTTTGTAGGCCAGGGCATAGACACTAAGTTGCATATCTTTATCTATCTCCGCCTGGTTCATCTTCTTCCCCTTGCGTTTGATGTCTCTGAGCTGTTCATCCACGGTCAGAATATCGACGTATCCTATCAAGTCATAATCCACGTTGTCGAACTTGAGCACGAACTTCTTCTCTACCTCTACCGGCTGGAGCTGTTTCGCTCTGCTGGGTAAGGTATCGTTTCCGGCATGATACAGGGTGAGCGCGGCGGCGGTCTTGTCCTTCATGTCTCCGGCCTCTTCGTCCTCTTTCCAGATAGCATTATCCCGTTCTTTGTCGAATGTATCGGAGAATACTTCGAGGACCTCTTTGGTCGGCAAGTTCTCGTGGCTCTCTATCTTCTGCTTGAAGTCGTGCTCCATGCCTTTGTGTGCGGCTGTGCCGAGTATCATGACCCCCGCGGGCGGCAACTTAAGCCCCAAGATGTACCGGTAATAGTACGAAAGGCCACAGTTTAGGTAGGTGTTTACTGCGGAAAATGACAAGTAACTCGGAGCGTTCTGTCTTACTGCGAACTCAAGTTCTTCCTTAAGAACGCGATACAAGGGTCGCCCGAAGACGTTATCAATCCCCTTTGCCTTAAGCTGGTCGATTAGTGCCTGTCTAGTCTGTGTCTTTGCATCTGCCATCTAACATCGTCCCCCTCTGTCTAGTGCTTATCTAACTCTTGTCTTATGTACCTGATTGCTAATATAGCGGCGATAATGACGATAATACATATGTAGGTCTGCGCGATTGTCATTTAGCCCTCGATTAAGAACAGGTCGCCGAAGCTCTTTCCGTAGTAGTTCAGTAGCCGGGTCGCTTGCTTGTCGTCGATAGGTCGCTTCTGACTTTCTATGCGGCTCATCTGTGCTTCTGACATACGGGCGATGTACGCGACGTCTGCCAGCGTCATGCCGCATTCTTTTCGTACTTTCTTAAGTTCGGGTTTGGCTAATATCTTCATGCTGATATTCTTACCATTGGCAAGCAACCTCTGTCAACTATTTTTGTAAATATATTCGTATATCTCGTTCTCCAGCGGCTCAAAGTCATTGACTGCGTTGTGTAGTATGTCGGCCACGAACTCGTGCCGCTCCCTGTAATACGTTGCCATGTCCGGGTATCTTCGCCCGCCAACATCTACCCAGCCCACTCCCTCTTGTTCGTAGTCGAATAAACGCGGCATGTCAATCCTCCTCTTCGTCAAGTTTGTACTTGCCTTTCATAAGGGCGTGACCCCTCATGACAAGCTCTCGTATGACCTGAGACATGCTCATGTGTTGCTTGAATGCCAGCTCCCGGAGCTTCTCGTGCGCTTCGTCGTCCAATAAATACCGGTAATATGTTTTCTCTCCCATGTTTGGCTCCCCTCTGTCAAATATAGCGAATGAATATCCGTATGCCCTCGCCGGATAAACTCTTGCGGACGGTTCGCCCGCCTTGTTCTTTGCGTATCTGTTCGTATTCTTTGAACGCTTGCCGGAGTGCCGCAGATGTGCTTCTCGCGTAGACGCTCCGGGTTACCTTGTCCGCCGTCCCGTTCCCGAATGTGACCGAATATGCTCGCATCATTCTATCGCTAACGCTAATTGTCCGGTCGATTCTTCGACGATACGCGCCGGGGCCGGGTCGCTCAGGTTGATTATTTCCCAGTCGCGGGAGTATGCAAAACAGCCGCGATAAGATTCCGCGTCGGCTTTGTAGTTAAACGCCGTCGCTTTATTGATATCGCGCTCCCAAACCGCGCTCGCTTTGCCGCGCTTCCGAAGATAATGCCAACCGTCAGACCCCGTATACCCGCGATACTCCCGGTCCCGGCGTATGATAAACTTGTCGGACGGTAGCGGCGTCTCTAAGGCCCGTTTAAGTATGGCCTGATACCCTGGCCCCTTCCGATTTATCTCGATAGGGTCGTCCGGCTTGTATGTGCTATGTCTCCAGTTGAACGCCTGATATTCCGGCATGTGGCGTAGGACCTTAAGGGCTCGCGTGTACTTGTTCTGTGTGCCGGGCTGAAAATTGCCTTCTTCGTAAGATGCTAGAATATCGACGTCCAGGGCCTCGCGACCGCCTGCTTCATAAACCTTCGTAAGAGACGGACACTCCCGCGCGTCGTAGTCCCGCGGCCAAACATTATTGTCCGCAGACCGGACAAAGACTTTCCCGTCCTTGACGGTTATGCTTTTAACTATTGCGTAGCTCAATTCTTACACCTCCAAACGTCTATTATTGCCGCGATAATAAATCGTAGCGGCATCTCGTCCATGCTTTCATAATCGCCGCGCCATATACAGCCGCCCATTAGTTGACACGAACAGTCTTCGCAACCTAGCCGCTCTGACCGATTCTGCGCGAACATCATCCATATTCTTTCTTTCATGTTGTCGCCTCCCCTCTGGCCTTATAAGCTCCGTCCGGGGCCGGCGAACCGGCCCCAGGCGCAACCGATAAGATGATTAGCGTAGTCCTACGACGTCCAACACGGGGCCGGATAGGTAGCCGATATTAGAACCCATGCCGATATAAAAGCACTCCGGCGCGTCGTCCTCGTCCTCGTCATTGTTGGCCGCTTGTCCCGCGCCGCTTATCCGGTGTTCGATTGCCATGTTGTCCCGCGCTATGCGAACTTCTATATCTTCCGGCGCGTCCTCTAGCAGCTCTATTAGCTCTTTAACCTTCATGGTCGTTCACTCCTCCCGGCGGCCCGCGTTGGCGCCGCCGCTTTGTCTATCGTCTTTTAATATTCGTCGGCCCTCATTACGGTTAGGACGAACCGAAGTTCTGCGCCGTTTAGCGTTTCGCCGGTTCCGCGATAATCGTCAATCTTGAAAAAGTAATCTACCCCGGCGCGGCGAATCTTGCCGAAGTCATGGACGCCGGCCGGGTCGTTGTCCGGGCCGAAGGCGTCGAAGTCCTTAACGGCCTTGAGTAGGCTCCACATTTCTATCATGTCTAAGGCCGTGACGCCGCGGGTCAACATGAGTTTGTCGGGGGCCGCAACCATCGGCAAAAACCGCCGGACGTTGTCCGCCTGTTCCGCCGTCATGCCGCCGAAGTAGTGGCCGCAGTGGTCGCAGTTTCCGACAACGTGCGAGCCGTTCCCGGTCGCGCCTGTCTCTTTCTGGCATTGGGGGCATATCGTCGTTATTACTTCATACTGTTTCGTTTCCATCTGTATCACCTCGCTTTCATAGGGGTCTATTTTGGTCCGTGTGCTCCGCAAGAGGCCCGGCGCATAGCTCAGGCCTCAAGCGCAACAAGCGGGCTTATGCGGCCTTCTCGGATGCCTTCGCGTCCGGCTTTTCGATGGCCTTCAATATCTTTTGTGCTGTTGTGATTATCTTGCTGCCGCGAACCTCGACATCGGCGTCTTTCGTCCAGCCGCCGATATAGTACGCGCTGCCGGTGTTGTCTATGCCGCATGCCGCGGACACTATGAAAGATACGGCTTCTGCTTCGAGTTCTTTTTGTGACCCGGATAGCTGCTCATCCCCGAAATGGAGTAGAACGTGTGCCCATTCATGAAACAGGGTTGCGACGGCTTGCGGATGCGATTTATCCTCCGTGGCTACAACAATCTCTTTCCCGTTCGTTTGTCCGGCTGTCATACTAACTGGTTTAATATGGACCGGGACCGGCGAACAGGCCGCCAGCGCGTCGAAGTCTTGCGCGTCTCCGACTACGTAGGACCGCGCTGCAACCTCTACCGGCTCGCCATCGGTCTGCGATATGTCGAATACCGGTACATAGATAAAATAGATGTGCTGTTTGTCCTCGTTCTCCGGGTCCTCTTTGTCCTTTGCAATCCGTGGCGCATAGATATAGAGAGCTTTTTCGCCTTTGCGTACTGTGCGGTTATGTTCGTTCTTCCACTTATTGAACCCGGCAAGGATTGAGATGCCTTCCGGCCGCTGTACTCGTGCCAACATGTAGTTGCGGAGGGAATAGCGATAGAATCCGCCGGACCATGCGCGGCTGAACTCGTCCAGCTTCTCCGGGTCCCGGACTAAATCGTTAATCAGTCCGTCAAGCTTGTCTTGTAGTTCTTGTCGTTTCGGTGTCATCTTGTCCCCTTTCCTTATCTCGCGCCCCGGCCTATCCGGTGCTCGCAAAGACATAGTACCTATAGGCATACCAGCTGTCAAGCAATATTTACCAAAAACTTTTTAATAATACTTGTTTAAGCAGTTCAACAGGTGTAAAAAAACTTACCAAACCGCCCGAAAACGGAGCTTTTAGGAGCATTATTGTCTAATGGAGCTATTTCCAGTATTTTCCAGTTAATTTCCATAATTTACCAGTAGTGTGAGTGAGCGTTCACTCAGTTATATGAGCGGTGTTTAGTTTTAAGGGTAAGAATCGGGAGGTTGACTGTCTGTGTGCGCGACATTATTTTCAATCTATAATACACTTGATTCAAACCATTAAACCGGCCTAGAATCATTAAAGACTTGTTACAATCTCCATCCATCCGCGGGCGTAATCCGGGCATGATTCTGGCCTGTTTTAACCCGATTTTGACCGCGTTTTACCAATACTGCCTATTTTCGGCCTGTTTTACGTCTATTTTGTCTTGTTTTATGTTGTATCACTACCATATTACCTGTTCAGCATACTCTGGTATGTCAATGGTACTACCATGGTATGTCAATGGTATGTCAATGGTATGTCCTAAAGGAACTTAAGAGAAGTTAAAAGAAAGGAAGTTAAGGTAAAGGATGTCATACCAAAGGCATACCAACACCGCCTAAACCGCCTATCTGAAAGATTGTTACAATCCTTACCCCTCCCCCTAGTATCGAATATATATGTTCTAAGGGTATAGTATGCCTAGGGATAAGCGTCGTGGGGATACGTCCGGACAAATTCGCGTGGGGACTTATACTTAGCTCCCACCCCGACCCTACCCCAAAATAAAAAATCGAGCATTTTTCAGACACCTATAATACAAAACTCTTTTCATATACTGTATTTAATTATTCTATGTTCCGCTATTGACATGTTCTAATCCGATAGCATATCCTTTACCCGTCAGGATTTTCCATATTTTCCCAGCTTCTTTCCGGAAGGGGATTCGTTGCCGAGAAAAGCTAAGATATGCAAAAAGTGTGGGCGTTACGCAAAAAAGGGGTCAGACTACTGCTTTGCTCACACCAGCAACGGCGGACGAAAGCCAACCACGTACTCCAAAGCGATTAAGAAACGTAACATATTCGACCTCATAGATGAAGCCAAGAAATCACAGAATCGAGCTAAACTCTTCGATATGACCGAAGATATCGCTGCCATCCAGGGTATCCTTGACGCACATAAGGATAACGTCCTGTCCTCCTACGGGAACGTGGAGATGGCAAGGAAACGCAGAGATGAGAGCCGGGACGAGAAGAGCGACGCTTACAAGGTCATGAAGTTCAGGCCGGACATGGACGATGACGAAGCCCTGCAACATCTCATATCCGTCACTAACGCCTATGCCACGAATGCTATCGAACGGCTGGTTGAGAAGAAAGCCGCGATGATTGAACGATTCTACAAGACAGAGCGCAATAAAGCCGAGACTTATACGATTCAACAGATGGGCGTCCTGGTCAGCTACGTATCTGCTGTCATAAAACACGAAGTCTTAGATGCTGCGCTGAGGGATAAGATAGGAGCGCGGCTTGAGATGGTCCCGTTCGATAACATCCTGAAAGGCGACATAGTGGACGCCCAGGGTTTCATAGATGCCAAGGTCATAGAAGAAGCCCAGGCGTCTCCCATTGACGTAGATTCGATAGAGGCAGAAGAGAGAGCACTTGGTGAGGTCGTCTGATGGCCCGCTATGACCCATTACTGGAGATTGCAAAGGCCGTTCGCAAGAACGTCCTAGACGATATCTGTATCTTGAACGCCGATGGAGCTTACATCCGTTTCAAAGACACAGCAACACCCAACCAGATGAAAGCGTTGACTACGAAAAAACGTCATGTCGCTATGACTGGAGGTATCCAGGGCGGGAAGACCACTTGCGGTTGCGTGTTCTTGTCAGCAGAGATAGAAAAATACCCTCGCGACGACTTTATGGTTGTCGCTCCTACCGTGAAAAGGATGGACCAATCGACCAAAAAACGCTTCGACGAGGTATTCAAGCCGCAAAAAATAGGATATCACAAACGCAACGAATCGCTTTTCAAACTCCATTCAGGCGGGAACGTCTATTTCCGTACCGTCGAAGAAGATGCGGATGCCGTAGAGGGTTCGACCTTGAGGGCCGTCCTCGTAGACGAGCCAGGAGATATGGTCGAGAAGGTCTGGACCAACCTAAGAGGCCGGACTGATGCCAAAAGAGGGCGGATATTCTTCGCCTCGGCCCAATATGACGCCAACTGGTTCATGCGGTTGTGTTTCCCGGAGCAGTTCGGATTGGAGCCGAGACCAGATATCGAGATAATCCGTGCGGATTCTGTCGATAACCCGTCTTTCCCACGGGAAAGCTGGGAAGAGGCGGCGCGGGATTTGACTCCGGAGGACTTTAATCGGCGTTACCGTGGAATCATGAACCGCTACGAGGGACTTGTTTACGAACTCAGTCCTGACCATCTAGTTAGTTCTAGTATCCTACCGGATAGGCCGGAGGATATCTTGTCCCATTTCACTCAGATAATCCTCGGAGTCGATTGGGGTTACAAACATCCCGCCGCTGTCCTTGTGTGCGGCGTCACGCCGGACTTGGAGTTGTGGGTATTGGACGAGTTCTACCAGTCAGAGGTCCAGCCACAAGATATGATTAACCAGGTCAACTACATGGCAGGAGTATGGAAAGCGCAGGTCAAATACTGTTGTCATTCAAGACCGGAGATGACAGCAGCGGTCAACGGAGTCCCCAATGCGTTCCTCGATGTGGTCGAGGGGGTCACAAAGGTCCGGACAAGACTGCACCAGAAGAGGATAAAGATAGTCCAGGAGAAATGTCCTAACCTGATAAACGAGTTCAAGGCGTACCACTACAAGAAGAGCGTTGACTCCTACACTCAGGAGCTACCGGAAGACAAATTGAATGATGCGCTCGATGCTCTAAGGTACGTCATCATGAACCATTACATACCGGACGAGAGGCCGAAGCCAGCGGAAGCCCCGCTGCCCTTTGGATTTGCTCCCAGGATGAGAGAGTTGGATGAAGAAGACGAATTCATGGAAGCCATGATGACCGATGGAGTTATGGAGATGGGGGGACTTGGATTATGATTTATGTTTTGTTCGGGCTGACAACGATTGTAGTATATTCTATTGTTATAGCATCTCTAACCTGCTTGATATTCGCAATTAACATGACATCAAGCATCATAAAAGACATTAACAAGATAAAGAGCGATGAAAGACTAGCAACGGGTAGCTATGTTTTAAGGGCCAGCGGTGTGTTCGCTTCTGCGATAGAGACATTCTCTGTCGTCGCCGAGAAAAAAGTGTCTCTTGAGAGAGAGAAATGGGAAGTCGAGCGGACTGCTATAGAGCGTCTGACGAACACTAAACCGGAGCCACCGGATGATACGCAAGAAGTGACGAGTGGCGCGGAACTTGATGATTTTATGTCGGCGGTAATAAAGGAACACCCCGAACAAGCACGGGTAGAAGGAGCTGAACAGTAAAGTGGCGAACACACTAGACTTTTCCAAGATAGACCGCGATGCATATGCCGAGCGGTTAATCAAAATCAAAGACGAGTTCGCTGAATCAAGGAAGAAACGCGAGCGTCAATGGTATATAAACGAGAACTTTGACCGGGGATTCCACTTTGTCTGGTGGAAAGCGAGCACCCGGACGATAGATACGGTATCACCCCCGAAAGGGTTAGCTCTTCGATGTGTCCCAAAGACGAGTCGGCAAGGAGAAGCTATCATATCCCAGATATGCGGTGCTCCAATGACTGTAACGGTGCAACCATTGGGGGAAAGCGATGAATCAATCGACGATGCCAAGAATATCACCAACTGGTTGAGACAGAAAGAGGTAGACCTTAACCTCCAGACAGACATATTTCCGGAAGTAGCGCACGGCGCGTTCAAGACCGGATTCGGTCTTGCGGAAGTAGGGTTCGACCCTGACATAAACGATATCTACGTTCAAGAATGGGATTCATTTGATACATACCTTCCCCTTAACATAAAGCGTTTACCACAGACCCCCGTGCTTGTTAAGGCTGTGTTCAAGCGTCTTGATGAGATTCGCGATAATCCGAACTATTCCGACACGGAAGACCTAAAGGCCGAGCCGGTCTGGAGCGGAAGTGAGATGAAGGAAAGCTTGACGAACGAACGTCTTGGCAACGCGCCGTCATCTGAGGGGTTCGAGGGAGCCATAGTCTACGAGTTCCAGATACTCGTCAAACGTGACAAGGGAAAGCTGGAAGAAGGACGGTCCCCGATAGGAGTCATGATTGTCTCGGTATGTGGCAAAAAGGTCATAGGGGTTGCAGAGCCGGAAGAGACCGAGCTTGAATCCTTGCCGTGGGCGTTGCTTAAGTTTAAACCAGGCACACTCGATGCGACCTCGTGGATTGAACGGTTCATCTCTACCAACAAGAGTTTCGACATTCTTGTTTCAAACATAGAGAACTTCGCGCAACTGTTCTGGAAAGGCCGTATCTGGAAGCAGAAAGGTACAACCATAACCCCGAAACTGTCGTCCCTCATGGGTGCTATCTACGAATACGAGGGCATGGCTCCACCGAAGACAGAGGACCTCCCCACTCTACCGGCGGCATTGTTCACCCATATAGCTAACCAAGAAAGATGGATGGAAGAGCAGGGGCTTAGTTCGATATTCTCAGGCCGTGTCCCCAGAGGGGTCCGTGCCGCGAAGATGATGGAGAGCATGAAGCAGGCCGACATGTCTAACTTAGGAGTCCCGCTTCTTTACTACCAGGCTTTCTTGACCGAGCTTTACGAGAAGATGATTGAATGCGCTGCTGCCAACTATGACGAGGTTAAGACGTTCGTAGGTCCTAGCGGGAACACAGAGAGCGAAGAGAACGGGACCTTTAAAGTCATAGGGGAAGATGTCGCAAAGTACGCAGCGGAAGGTGAGCTTGACGACGTGACGGTAATCAAACGCTCGTACAAGGTGAAGATAGAACTTCAACCTCAGATGGGCTTCACCCAAGAGGGACGTTTGGAGACAATCAAAGAGATGATGCCGGTCTTGACCCAAGCACCGGAGCCGATACAAAGGCTTGTCTTAAAGGAACTCGGAGTTTCGAACATAAGCGAGTTCATCAGCGGTCTCAAGATGGGGAACAAGACAAGCATACTCGACACGCCGGAGTTCAACCTCATCCTTAAGTCTCAACCTACGCTGGCAAAGACGATACTGGCGTTCTTGCAGACACCGGAAGCACAAGGGCAGAACCCATTATCATTTATCGATGGCAACGCACAAAGTTTGAAAGCTGGTGCAGTAGGGCGCGAGGGGTCGCCAGAGATGCCTCAAGGTGAAGCCGCACCCCCACAACCGATAGAAGGGAGTCTGTAATGCCGAAGACAAAAATCGGGGAAAGTGTTCTTGATTCGATGACCAAGCAATACGGTTCGAAGAAAGGCAAAAAGGTATTTTATGCCAGCATCAATAAGAAGAAAAAGGGCATGGATAAGATGCATATGATGAAACAAATGAAGAAAAAACAGATGAACGTGGTCGACTCAGTAATGGAGATGCGGAAAGGGAGGTGACAATAATTCGCACTTGTAATATCTTATCAGTAGGATAATCTAAAAGGAGAAGTACAAAAATGGATGGGATAACAGAGACCGGGATAACCGAAGAGGCCGGAGGCTCTGGAACAGAAGTCAATGAAATCACCGATGACTTAGCGTTCAGCGCGGGTAACACAGACTATGATTTATCTACACCGGAAGGTCGCGAGGCAGTAAAGCGCGACATGAATGCACAGGTCAAAGGTTTGAGTAAGCAAGGCCAGGAAATAGGATTCTTAAAAGCGCAGGTGACAGATTTGCAGGCACAGGTCAAGGGCGGCCAAGAAGTCAGAGAAGAGATGGAGCACACAGGTGGCTTTTCTGAGGATGATATCCAAAAAGAGATTCGCGAGCGCGGCTTCGTCACAAAGGATGAAGCCGAGAAGCGGGCTGCCGAGATAGCATCTGACATGATTAAGTCCACAAAGGCCGTTGATGCCCTGAACGATGTGCTGGACGAATGTAAGGCTGATACGCAGGGCCATCCTGGTTTTGACGATAAAGCTGTCCTCGCAAGGCTAAAAGAGATGGGGATAGAACATTACGAACAGCTCGGAACGACCAAAACGGTCGTTAAAAGACGAGTGGAATTGGCCTACAAAGACCTTATGGAAGAAGCCGGAACAAGGAAGTCTAAGGAAGAAGAGACTAGACCGCGTAGCCGAGTCTTTCAAGAGCGTCCAAGCGTAGGCACAAGCAGGCTTAAGCCACCACCGGTTAAACGCCCAGGACTCGATGATGATGGATTTTCGAGTTTCCTTGCGGAACAGTTACCGGAGAGGGATTAGCTTTAAGTCGGCGAAAAATCTGTGATATGAAAGGAGGTGGAAAACAATGACATATCAGATTTCAGACTTATCTAACCTGTTTGAAAAGAATATCGCTCCAGAGATTCAGGAGGCTACCTTTCTTGAAAAAGAGTGGTACAACACCCTCCAGAAGAATAGCGGTATTATCAAATTGGCGAACAACTCCTGGTACATGACGGTCAGAACGTCTCGCATCCCGACAGCCAACACGTCTGATGGCGGGCAGCTGTTGAGCGGCAAGTCGTACTACGAGCAGATGTTGGTCCAGTCGAAGTACGCTTACGGTACGGTTGATATTACTCATCCGGCAATCATGAGTGCACTAGGCGATAAAGGCTCCCTCATCAACCTGGTCACACAGACCGGAAAAGACTTGAAGAACGACATGCAGCGAGACCTGCAAAGACAGTTCATGGGGGATGGAAGCGGAATCGTCGCTACGGCTGACGGCTCCGGTAGTTCATCCACCAGCCTGACAGTCCAGGGTGTTGAAGTCGTGAATGGTGACATAGACGGAGACTTCTATATCGACAAGGGAATGAATATCAAAATCGGTAGCGGAGCGTCTGTCGCCGTTAGCGCAGTCAATGGTAATGTCGTGACCCTTGCTGCTGCAAGGAGCTGGAGTGACAATGATTCGGTGTACAAGTGCGATTATTCCGGCACGACTGTCGATGATGCTATGGGACTTAAGGGTGGCATCGGAGACGGTGTATATGCTGGTTCCGCGTCGTTCCAGAACTTGACCCGTTCGTCAAACGCATGGCTCCAGTCATACGTTCGTAACGGTAATTCAGGTTCTAACGAGACGCTGGCAGTCGCCAATATGTACAACACGTATCATCGTGGGTTGAAATACGCCAAGCAGAGTGGCCCGCTAGAACTCGTGCTCTTTAACATGAGCCTTGAGGAAAAGTACGGTGCTTTGCAGGAATCGAAGGTACAGGCTACCCAGAAGGAGAACCTTATGGCCGGTTGGCCGGGGCTTGAGTTTATGGGTGGGAAGGCCGAGTGCCATCTCGATTTCGACTGTCCTGATGGGCGGGTGTATTTCGTTACTCCTAAGTCGATGACCATAGCGGAACAAGCTCCTATGGCCTTCTTAGATAGCGGTGGTCCCGGCGGAATCATGATTAGGCGTCCTGACTATCCGAGCTACCAGATGGTGCTCTATTGGTACGGTAACCTATTCTTCAAGAATCCGAGGGCTAACGCCGTTATGATTAAGCAGACCAAGGCTTAAGTTCGCGGTGCGGTCGGCGCGAGCCGGAGAGGGAGCGTCCCCCTCCCTCTCCGGCGGATAATCATAAGGAGACGAGTTTTGAGACCATCACAGAAAAAGATGAAAGAACTTAAGAAAGAGGGAGATATCCTTAATCGCAAGCGCGAAAAGGGATTGATACCAGTAGAACAAGACCCTGCGATAATCAAGGATTTCAATAAACGTCAATGGGATGCGTTCGTAGAGAGCGAGCGTGACCGCAAACAATTCGAGAAAGAGAACTTTGATAGTCGTATCACGGACGTTGCCACAGATGTGATTAATTCGACGTTCAATCATCCTACAAGCTTTGTGATATCAATGAGCGAAGAGAGGCACAAGGAGATTTTCGGTAAATGAGGATACTGTCTTTATCGGTAAAAGAAGAGCGTGGCGGATGCCACGAATGGCGGACGGAAGCTCCTGCACGGTATCTTCGTTCATTGGGTCATACAGTAGATACCGATACGATTGACACCATAACTCGGTATGATGCCGTTATATTGAACCGTAGTTTTCAAAATGATTTACCAAGGTTTGTGAGCAGGTGTCACCAGCTAGGCATAAAGGTCATCTATGACACAGATGATTACATTCTAGGCATAGAGACTAACAACTGGTATTGGCAGAAGACAAATGATATGGTCAGAATCAGTATACGGTATCTTTTGGCTGAGGCAGACCTTGTCACGGTCTCGACAAATGAATTACAACGTCTTTATTCAGTACACACGAACAGACCAATAAAGGTTGTGCCAAACCTTATAGACCTTTCGTTGTGGTCTCCGCAACCCATCCCAAAAAGAAAAGTTCCAGTCGTAGGATGGGCGGGGTCTATGGCGCACGCTGCTGACCTCATAATGCCACTTGAAGTAGTACGCGACCTCCAGCATGAACTTGATTTTGAGTTTGTGTTATTCGGGGTAACAGAAGAGCTGATGGATACAGTAGATGAGCAAGACAAAAATCTCCCGTGGGTAAAAGAATGGTTGGCCCTCCGGAAGACTTGTCATGAGATAAAAAACATACGGTATATCCCTAGTGTGACCTCGTATGGTGATTACAAAAAAATCCTTTCCGGTGAGAGATTCGATATAGGTCTCGCGCCCCTATTGGATACGAGATTCAATCGAGCAAAGAGCGCGGTAAAACTCTATGAATATGTCGCTGCCGGGAGTCCTTGTATGGCGAGCGCGGTATTACCGTATGTAGGAACGGGGGCGCATACGGTTAAGAATAGATACCTGGTATGGAAACATGCCTTAGCTCGGTTCATAAACCATAAAGAAGAAAGAGTGGCACTCTATAACCACCAACTAGAGAAGGTGCGAGCTTATGCCACATTTGAAAGTAGCGGTAATATCGTAGAGGATATTTACTCGTCAATCATAAAGGAGGAAGTACTCGCATGAGCATAGACGCTAAGGCGTGGGCTGCCATAATCGCCGGGTATATGCCTGCGGATACGACAGAGCCAGCGAGCGGGGCTGGACCCAATTACTATGGTTTCATCTCAGCAAACGGAGCCTGGTATATCTTGAAAGAAACGATAAGTGGCGAGGACGGTGCTTATCGTTTCGTCAAGGGTCAATCGGGTTATGAAACGGCGTGGGCAGCAAGGGCATCTTTAACCGGATATGCTCTTTTTAATGGTTTCTATTAGGAGGTAGTTAGAATGGATTTGAATGAACTGACCGCAGAACTAAATGCAACAAATAACCGTCTTACAGAAGAGCTATCTGCCTTAGAGATAGCGACGAGAAAAGCGAATGAGGCGCACGTTGTCTTCTCAACGGAGTCAGCTCGGCTCAGAGAGAAAGAGTCTGAGTGTAAAGCGCGGCTTGCCACAATAGATTTAAAAGAAAGAGAGCTGGTGGCTAGAGAGGCTAACGCTCGTCGTAGCGAAGACCTCGAGGCCGGAGAAATAAGCCTCATCAAAAACAGAGACGCTTTTTCGAAAGAGACGGAAAGCACACGCGAAACTTTTAACGTCATCAAGCAGACACTAGACGTAAGAGAGGCTAAAGTGTCTGCTAGAGAGCGCGATATCGAACAGCGCGAGACTAATCTAGCCGAAAGAGAGGCAAACTATCGGGCGGAAATCGAGAGAGAAATCATCGCTAAGGTAGATAAGAGCAAATAAAGGGGCTTAAAATGGCGTCCAGATTCAATCCATTCACGAGGGCCAGAGACTACACCGGGCCTGCCGGTAGCCCCGGTAGCTTGCCTGACACGACTGCTGAAAATGATTTTATAGTAGGCTCTTCTACTATTGGAACGTGGGTCAAAAAGTCTTTAGCTCAGACCATCACCATATTGAGAGGGAGTCTTGACTCTGTTTACACCACTCTCACGGCTGTCAAGGCCGATACTGATGTAGCAAGTGCCATCTCGTTAAAACACGCAAGCGGCTCCGACGACCAAGACCTATCTGGCCTGAAAGAGTCTACCTTTGTTGTGGCTCCATCTGGGGGCGACTATACAGACATACAGACCGCAATCGACGCTCTTCCCTCAACAGGAGGGAAAATCGTCGTAATGGCCGGGACTTATACCCCGACTGCCGACATAACACTCAACAAAGCCAATACGATACTTGAGGGGTGTGGAAACAGCACAATCATTCAATCAAGCACAAATGCTGTTAACGCCGGAGTGATAAAGATGACGGCAGCTGGATGTGTCGTTAGGAATATGAAAGTGGCCGGTTCTAGGGCTACCTACCCCAACGCGCGCGGAATCGTAATGGCCGCCGATTATTGCGTTATCGAACAGGTCAATGTCGTTGACGTGGGCAAAGACGGGATCAAGTGTGAGGGAGCTAATTACGGGATAATCAGAGACAACAAAATCGGCAGTATGACTGATGCTGACAAAGTGGGTCAAGACGGGATATGGTTAGATTTGACTTCGACCAATTGTCTAGTCCAAGGGAACACCGTCGTCAAGGCCTTGTGCGTCGGGATAGAAGCCGATAGTTCCTGCCACCACGTGAAGATAGTGAATAATATGATGCTCTATTGCGCCGAAAACGGCGACGACACCTGGGGCGGAATGAAGGTTCTCGGCAACCAGGGCGGGATAATAAGTGGGAACGTTATCCAGTCTAGTTACCAGCACGGCATATATGTCCTAAACAGCGCGGACGACCTTTCGATACACGACAATTCAATTTATTCTTGCGGCAAGCACGGGATATGGTTAAGCGGAGTCTCAAATTGCCAGGTTGTCGGCAATAAGTTCTGGGGTTCATGGGGCGACACGAACACTTATGACGCTATCAACATATCGGGGAACGCCAACAACAACCTTGTGTCTAGCAACATCGGAGTAACGGCAAAATACCGGTATGGCATCAATATAGTCGATTCTACCTGTGATACCAATGCCGTTATCGGTAATAGGTTTGCTAGTTGTGGGACTGGCGAAATAAACGATGCCGGTACTGGAACGGTCAAATTGGGGGATAGCGCAGCCAAGAACGTTGGAACGGGGTCGACAAACGTAGCTGCTGGCGACCACGCCCACACAGGAACATATGCCCCCGTCCTGGGGAATGATGACAACTACGTCACAGACACGGAAAAGTCGGCACTCCACGCAGCAGGGTCAGATACTTCCCTGGGGAGTGGGGCGGTAGCTCTCGACCACGGCACGGCAGCAACCGACATGATAGTAAACGTATGTTATGGAACGGGTGACCCTCCCACAGCAAGTGACACGACCGAGGGTGCTTTATACGTCAAGTATACGGCCTAACATGATAGAACGAGTAGACCGTAGGGGTTATGACCATAAAGTATATGAGGTAGCACCAGGCAAGTTCACGGCTGAAATACAGCGCGGCGTTCACTACTTCGATACCGATAAGACTTTCAAGCCCTGTAACGTAAATCATCAAACACAAGACTTTATGACGGGTAGATTCTCTGATGAGGTCTTTGCCAACCAGATGCCCTTTAGAGTGTCAAGAACAGATGGCAGACTTCGGATATACCCCGTATGGAATGATTACAGCCAATGGGTAGAGCTTATCGAACCGACCCTTAGTGCTTTAACCTGGACTAAAACAGCCAACATCATCTCGGCTACTTCAACCAAAGTTAATCCGAAGATAATCTCGACCCCCGAGGGGTTGACCCTAGAGTTTCTAATCAAATCAAACAAGCTCGTAGGTCATTCGTTTGATGTTGCGGCTAATGGGATAACCGCCGTGAAGTCTGATTTGATTTACCTCAAAGACAAAGAGGGAACGACCCAGGCACAGGTTCAGGCGTACGGTACGGATAGTTCGGCTGAACCTAAAAGCGTTCCCGTGACCCTCGCCTTGTCTGCTGGGAAATTGAATGTATCTTACAGCCCGACAGGGCTTGTCTATCCCGTGACGGTGGGGGTAAGCCTTGTTTCGTGGGTTGTTGACCCAGGGACGGTGGAATAATGGCTAGTCCACAGACGATACAGCCATATAACGTAACGGCGTATATAGATAGTTCTGATAAGACAAGCCACAATGTCGGCGGGTTCTTATATGTAGGTTGTTTGTATTCTGGTTATGAGCTTCGGGCTGGCGGTACATTTGACATTTCCGCAGTTATCCCCGCCGGGTCAACAATAACTGCTGCGAATGGTCAGTATATCGTGCACCAACATGGCAGCGGCGCCGAGGGAATGACCTTTAATCTTTCTCAAATAGTGCGCGACGATTTCAATAACGCACAATTCACATGGAATATTTTCAAAACAGGTTCTAACTGGGGAACGGCTGGCTGCAAAAACGCGGTTAGCGATTACACAACCACCAATCAAGGTTCTGCGACAATGCCAAATCCAGTTGTTGATGGCAATTGGATTAGCTTTGGGGTCATCGCGTTACTGCAAGATGTTCTAGATAATCATTCAGGGCTCATGAATTGGATTCTATGGGCAAGCTCCGTAACTGTTAATCAGTATGTTTTATTTCATTCATCTTATTGGAGTACAGCAAGCGAACGCCCCAAGCTCTACCTGGAATGGACAGAACCGGTCACGGGGACGAACTGCAAAATCAACATCGGGGACACCTTTAAGGACATAACCGAGATGAAGATAAACATAGGGGACGCTTGGAAGGTAGTAAGTAATGTGTACATCAATATTGGCGATACCTGGAAAACTGTATTTTAGGAGAATAGATGGCAAGCATATTAAAAAAGGCAAGCATTGATAAGATTGAAGATGGTTATGTAAGTGTTCTAAATCCAGACGTTGCGGGGAACCCCAGGAGTTACTTAAGCTCCGCCGTTGCTGCGGGAGCCACCACGATTAACCTGGTCAATTCTGCGAGCTTTGCGGTCAATGATTATTGTTTAATTGGGAAGATGGGCGATGAAAAAACAGAACTTGTAAAAATCGCCACAATCCCAGGTAACACCAGTATCACATGTGGTGCAACTAAGTTTCCTCATTCGGTAGATACCCAATTTATTTTAATAGGGACAAACCAAATAAGGGTGTATTCTGCTTCTAGCAAAACTGGTAGTTATGTTCTCCGGCATACTTTTGACATAACACCCGACGATATTACAACGGATTGGGAAGATGTTGATTGGCTACCCACGGATTATTACAAAGTGGCGTATTATAACTCCACCACAGCCGCAGAAAGTCATCAGCTTTCTGGGGCTGTTGCTGGGACCGGTCACACGTTCTTCTCTCGTAAAAGAATCGCAGACCGGATACTGGCTGTTTGTCGTGATGAGAGCGGAGCAGCATTCCCGCGGAGTGACGTGAACGATTGGGTAAACGAAGTCGTCGAGTTCTTCTGTAACACGATATTGTCAATCGACGAAGAGTTTTTTCTGACGGATACGGGAGAGACGACTGCTGCGGCACAGCTGGTCAGTCTTCCGACAGGATTCAGGAATCTCAAAAGACTTTGGGTGGCATATGATGGGACAACGTATTATCCAGCACAAAGGGTTCTTGTCCAAGACGATGAACCAGACCGCACATATGATGCTGCACAACCGAGGTATATCTTTGATGCTGATGACAAATTAAGCATTAATCCATGGCAGAGCGGGACAAAGTATAGGCTAATCTATACGGCGAATCCGACAATTTTGACGGATGATGCAGACGAGATTCCGACGATTCTCAGAAGCTACACGCGGGCTTTTGTTGATTATGGGTTGTATCGTTCAAGTGTTGCCGAGGGCAAAGCCCCGAAGGGTGCTCCCCTGCCGCCCAGCGTCACGGAGGCAGAAAAACAGATTAAGGCCCAGGTATCTAACAGGAAAAGTGATTATCCTGATGAGATAGGTAGGGACGAAATGACCATGACTGAGATGGTCGAAGGGCTTTATTAAATGGCTACCAAAGACGGCGCACAAAGAATATTTAATCTAGGATGTATGGTGCGGGACGTAAACCCGTATGTAGCCGACCCATCACACCCCACATTGATTCTTAATATGGTTGCTGACTCTGAGGGTCTGCTATCACAAAGAGATGGAACCACGTTGTTCTTGAATGCTCCGGCTGCCACGGCTAACCTTGCTCTCATCAAGTTCTATAAACCTGACGGTACGAGATTCTTGTTCATGCAGCAAGGGACAAAACTCTATAAGTATTCCGGGTCTGGCACGACATGGACGGAATGTAAGACCGGGTTGACTGCTATTAAGTTGCGCGGCGTCGCTCTCGCCGGAAAGATGTTTTTCACGAACGGGACCGACACCGTGTTTTATACAACAGATGGCACTACATTTACAGATGTAGCTACCGCGCCCAAGGGTCTTTATTGTTGTGAATACCAGAATCGAATCTTTATCACAGGAGTATCCGGTGCTCCGAATAGAATCTATTTCTCAAAGACGAACGATGGGACGGATTGGACGGTAGATATCTATGACCCTTCGGCAGCCGGATTCTTTGATTGTTCCCCGGACTATAAAGGGCAACCATATGCCATAATCAATGCTTTTAATCGTGCGACAACGATAAAAGAGGGTGGAATATGGGCATACGACATGAACGCCAACAACCCCATTTTGAGTGCCAATGGTACGACATTCCCAGATGCCATCTGCGAAACTGATAGGGGATTTATGTTCTTCTCGACAAGCGGGATTTATCTGTACCGTGGTGCTGCTCCTACACCACAGGATATGGAGATAAGAAGCATCACCAGTAGTGTCTCGACGCCGACGACCGGCGTACCGGCTGCGTTCTTCGACCATAAATATATCGTCTTTGTCGGTGATTTAACCATAGACGACTTATCACTCACGAATTGTTGCATAGTCTACGACGAAGTGAGAGATGGTTATTATATCTGGTCTTTCCCATGGGCGATAACAAGCATGGAGAGGTTTGCTACCACGAGTGGCGGAGCTGAGAAGTTATATCTAGGAACTGCCACGGGTCAGGTATATTATATGGATAGAACAACAGTTGTAACAGGAGATAATGGCGCGGCGATTCAATATATTATTCGGTTCGCAGGATTCCATGCGGGGCGTCCAGAGCGTCGCAAGGATTATGAACGGATGCATGTTTTTACGAATCCCGGCACAGGAGCACAGGTTATGTATAAAGCAGATGACATGACTGGCTATAGACCACTTACTGATTGTGTCGAGTATATCAACTCGGAATCTTTGGGACCGAATGGTGCAGGGAAAAAGATGTTATACACCGCTATAGAACACAACTCTACGTCATTATTCGAGGTCAGAGGATATGCAATAAGCGCGACCGTTAAAGAAGAGGCATAGTAGTGCAGGCATATGAAGAGCTTATAAAGATAATCAAAAAGCAACAAAAGACACTAGATGAGGTTACTAATCTGCTTGAGGCCAGCAGGTCTAACCCATCTTTGTTATTCGGCGATGGGGTTTTAGGGAATCTTACTATGCCTCCCGACGTTCAGAACGGAATCGCGGCGGTTATTCCTACCGGTGGAGTGATAATGTGGGCCGCAGCAGACCCGGCTATGTACACAGTTCAAACTCCTCCGGCTGGGTTCTTGCTTTGTGACGGGGCATCATACCCCAACAACCAATACCCTAGTCTTGCGTCAACCATATTCAATACGTATGGGTATGGGACAGGCAAGACATTTACGGCAAACGCTTCCACCGACGTTATCACTTGTGCTGGGCATGGTTATACGGATGACGATATCGTGTATCTAACAACAGATGGAGCGTTGCCTTCTGGGTTGACATACGGGAAGCTGTATTATGTCGTTTCAGCTACAACCAACACATTCAAACTAAGCCTTTTGGCGTCAGGCAGCCCCATAGACATAACTGACGCAGGGACTTCTACGCATTATGTTTATAGCACGTTTCTTGTGCCGAATCTCGCCGGTAGACTTCCGCTTGGTCTAAAAACATTGGACGCTGAATACCCCACAATGGGAGCTACTGGCGGAGAAAAAACACACCAGCTTACTATCGCAGAACTGGCAGCCCACGACCACGGGTTAGCTGCGGCTGGGGCTTTTGGCAACACGGGAGGCGCAGAGTACCATCTTGGGACGGGAAGAACAGTTGTCTCGGAATCGGTTGGTAGTGGGACTGCTCATAACAATATGCCGCCATATCTGGTGGTATCGTTTATTATAAAAACATAAAAGGAGTTGGTAAAAACATGGCAAGTCCAGTTGACGATGTAATGTTCCAGCGAACAGCGGGACGAGTTACGTCACCGTTAACATCTCTGGGGCAAGGACAACCGATTGGCATTCCTGGTGGGGAGACATTTACACCAATCCCCTCCCCTGGGGTAGAGTTCAAAGAAGGAGAGTTCTACCAGCAACCGGATGACGCCATTGTGTATCAATACTATGGTGGGCAACTGCATGCGCTGAACGGTCAAGAAGAAGCAAAAAAATGGGGGCTTGAGCTTGGCGGCACTCCGTATGGCTCACGTTATACGAACGTCAACTACCTCGATAAGCTAAAGCCCCCGCCGGGAGGAATCGGAACAATCGGCGGCAAAGACCCGAATGAGATTAAGACGGGGCAGGCATACCAAGAATCACGCGATGTTATCTCTGGGAATCTTCCGATAATCCAGCAGCGGTATCAACGCATAATGGACGAGATAAATAAAGCACAAGAAACTGGACTTAGTGCCGTCGAGAGACAGAACCGTGGAGCTACTGGACGAGTAACGGCTGATATGGCTGCCAAAGGAATCACCGGCGGGAGTCAAGAGCAAGGTCTACAAATCCAGGCAGGAGAAGCATACTCTAGGGGCGTTTCAGATTTAATGGGCAGTATGAGCGCACTCAGGTCTGCCGCCGCAGAGGAGTCTCTGCTTAAAGAACAAGGAATCAGAGAGCTTTTAGCACAGTCGAAGATATCAGAGGTTGATAAGGTATCTGCAAACCGGCTTGCACAGGAACAATGGGCGTTAGAAGAGAAGATAGGGAACGAGAATATCCTATCGTCTATCCAGGACAGAGTAATAAACGACTTTAAGATGAAACTACAGCAACTTCTTGTAAGTATGGGTCAATACCAGGCGGTGAGTTAACGTGGGAGATTTATATTCTGATTACGAGAACAACCTAAGACAGCAGTATGACATGATTCTCAACGGGATATCTGGCTCTTTAAGCCAACAAGCACAATCAGGCGGAGGCAGCGGCGGTGGCGGTGGGAGCAGCGAAGTCGGCCCGATTGAATACACCGAAAACGAGGATGGTTCGGTCAACCGTGATTTTTCTCCATCAGAGGTTGCTGACCCATTCGGTGATTTTGGGGTAAGCCCCGGTGATAATTACACCAATCCAGATATAACCCTTAAGTGGGATAAAGACCAGCAAAGGTATGTTCCAACGTACACAATGAAACCGACAAGCCCTGCTGTTGAGAATGTGCGTACAGCAGGAACTCTCCGCGAAAGGTTGAGCGGTTTTAGAAGTGGGAATGCGCCGATGACAACTCCCGGTGCTTCTATGGCGGAGAACGCCCCTTTGACCCCGGAAGAGAATATGTTAGCCGAGATGGTCCGCAAAGGACAGGGCGAGCAAGCTATGGAGTATATCAGGGGGACATATCCCGGCAAGGGCGTTGAGGGCATAGACGCTCGCGGGCAAGCTACATGGCAGCGCGTTCAGCGGGCTTATTCTAACACACAATCAATGCGGGATAAGATATACGAACAACATATCAATCAGATTGTCCAACAGCTCCCGAAAGAACAACAAGCTGAGGCCAAAAGACATTATATCGAGCAGGTTTCACAAGCAGCGAAAGACCCAAAGGCAACTCATCAGAATATAATCGATGACCTTAATGCTATAAAGAAAGAACAGAGCTTGCGGATTAATGCTGCAAAAACCAATGCTAACAAGACGAAGAAACAAAAGACAGAAGATAAATCTTCCAATAAGAAGTACGTGGAGAAAAGAACCAATGAACAGGGTGAATACAAACCAGGGGAGACCCTTGTAAGGGGTCTTACAAATCGGCGTGAAGGATATGGTAGCCGTGGTGCTTGGGCAAAAGCGATGAGGAGCGAAGGATTCAGCGAAGCGGCGATTTTAGCGGCAGCCGAAAGACTAGATAAACGAGGCATACAATAAGGGACGGCTAAAGTGCCTGTTATAAAACCGTACAGCCCTAAACAAAAAAAAGACGAGCAACCACAGCGTCCAAAGATAGGGATGTATCAACCTCGTGGTGGATATTCTTATGCTGGCGATGGCAATAAAGCTAAGGAGAAACCACAAAAAGATATCCTTAAAAGCATGACCCTTGGCGGACAGCTTGAGAAAAAAAGTATTGTGTCTGGGATGGTCAAGCTGGGCAAAGATATCGTAGAAAATGTAGTCCCACAGGCCATCACCAGTCCGAAGGTCACATATCGTCGAGTTAATGAATACGTCAAGAACGAACCTAATATATCCGGCGTGACGCGAGCGTTCAACGAACAGGCTGTTCCGAAGAACGTGCAGGAACTTCTGGCAACGCAAGGTAGATATCAAGAAAGCGTTGGCAAGGGCGGCATTCTCTCTAGCGTTTACGATAAAGACAAGGGTAAGATACCATACAATGAGATATTGTCTAATAGGAAGTCATTAACCTGGTCAGAAACAGCGAAGTCTCCTTTGGGTCAGATGCCAGCAGAGGTTACCTACAAGCCATATGTCAATATCGCAAATGAAATAGCGAATATCCAAAAGACCGGCCACATGCAAGACCCCGAAGCATTGGTCACGAGCGTCGCTATCGGGGTCGGGCATCTCGGCATATTGCGGTCTCTTGCTAAATCTGGCATCCAACAGATTCCGGCATCTCGTATGACCGAGATAACAGAAGCGAGTAAGCGATACACGCCGGATGAGGTCACAGTAGCCCTTATAAAAGGCGAAGGACCGGCAATAGAGGCCGTTAAGCCTTTGACCGCAGCGGAGCGTAAGGCGGCCAGCAAGGGCGGCATGACGACCACAGAAGTGACTGAGACGCCGACACATGTAGGATTGCGCAAGATGTTCGCTGGCGGCAAATACGAACCTCGCACTTCGATAAAGTCCTACGAGGTAGCCGGAGAAGCAGCAAAACCAGCTCCGGCTGCTCCTACTACGGTGCGCGGGGAACTTATGCCGGAAACAACGACTCCCAAAACAGAGCCGATACAGTCTCCGACCATTACGCAAACAGAGCAACCGAATCGTTTCACGGTAACTCCGAAAAGCCCAGAAGAGATTGCTGATTTAGTGGAAACCGCGAAGACTAACAAATGGCAGATTGAGAACAATCCGGATGGTTCGATAACATTTGATAAAGCACCCGTAACAGCAGAGTCTCTTGCCAAGACGGACCTTGACGAACTTTCATCTGTCGTTGAAGACAAGATAAACATGACAGCAAAGCGGCTAGAGAAAATGTACGGACCGACAAAACATGATGAGTTTGTCACGCGAATGCGGACTCTTGGAGATGGAGCCATAGCTGATGCTGGTTTTAAAACAAGCGGGCAAGAGCTTGCCGCTGCTATAAGAAAACGTGGAGGGATAAAGAAAAGCCCCGGCATCCTTGAGGGAGAGTGGAAAGAGAGTGTCCCTCTTAATCTTAAGAATAACAAGGCTGGATTGCCTATCGACGAAATGGCAAACGAGCTTGGGTTCGAAAGCGTCTCTGATATGCTAGACGCCCTTTCTACTAAATCAAAAGAAATTGACTATAGAGCTGAGGCAGAACGAATCCTTGAAGAAGACCCAGACTTCGGACCAGTCATGGAGAGGTATTACGAACTTCTCAGTAAAGAGAAACCCCCTGAGATATTCAGAGAGTTTGACATTAAAGATGAGTCCGGGGCCGTCGGGAACGAGGAGCTGCCCGTATCGGACGCAGAAGCGAAGATAGACGCCATGATAGCCGAGCCGAAGAGACCTAACCTCCGCGAGATGATTGACAACGCTAAGTCTATTGGCGGAGAGATGCTGATTGACAGATTCCAGCCTTTAAAGAACATATCTAAGCGAGTTGAGAAGAACACCGGTAGCAAGATACCGCTTAATATGGACCCATATGTTCAGGCACAGCTATATGGCGGAGCACCGGGGGTACACCTGGCCGCAGTAGAAGATTTAAGAAGCGCGTTCTCGCCCTTGCAGGGATACCAGAAAGAAGTGAGCAGGTACATAACGGCCAAACGAGCCGCACAGAGAAGCGGGATGGGAGTCAAGAATCCCAACAATATAACCCCGGAAGAGTCTTTGGCTGCGATTGACAAGATACGCGAGAAAGTCGGAGACGAGGTATTTGCTAAGATAGAAGCAGCGGTCGATACCTACTATGATAGCAACAAGCGATGGCTTCTTGATTTCACTACGGAAACAGGTCTTATATCGCCAGAGCTGAGAGAAGTATTGTTACAGAACAAGAAGGGGTATGCACCGTTCCATGTCGCCGATTATATCCCGACTGACCTAAACAGCATATCTCCTGGCAAGGGAATCTTCTCCGTTGGCAAGCAACCTGTCGTAAAACGCATGACCGGAACAGAGCGTAAGATAGTAGACCCGATTGAAGCTACTATAATCCAGTACGGTAGGGCCATTGATGCTGGCTACAAGAACCTTGTGTCTCGCAGTCTCTACAATCTCAGAAACATAGACCCATCTTTAAAAGATACAATAGTGCCGATGAAGAAGGGTGAGACGCTTTCGGCTGGGTGGAAATCATTGAACTACATGGAAGATGGGGTAGCATACAGGTACAGAGTGCCCGCGGATTTAGCTAGGGGGATGGAAGGGCTGTCTGTCGGACAAGCACAGATGGTAACAAGCACCCTAACCGCGTTCAATAAACTATTGAAGACCGGCTCGACCGGTTTATCTATGGCATTTGCGGTTCGCAACATACCACGGGACGTCGGGCAGTCACTTTTAGTACCAGAGCATGCTCTGACCCCAAAAGCTTTTGTCGTGGGGTTTGGGAATGCTGCTGCTACCGCATTCGGGTTTCATCCATCGTTGTACCACGAATATCTTTTAGAGCGTGGCGGGTTCTCTGGTATGGTGACCAGGGCTGGGGCGAGCGTGGCGGCCAAAAAATTATTTGAACCGCACAGAACGGCATTTGCTAAGACCGTCCTCAACCCGGTCCAACTTGTCGAAGCTATAGTGGAAACAGGAGAGCTGGCTACTAGGCTTGGTAACTATTGGAATGCAAAGCAAAAGGGCATGAGTGCATCGGGACCGGCATTGGAGTCACGTCGCGGGAGCGTTGATTTCTGGATGGGCAGTAGACTGTCTAAGTCCGTAGAGCCTATCGTTCCATTCATAAACGCACGCTTGCAGGCGTTGACGACCTTATTGCAAGAGGCAAAGAATAGGCCGGGAAAAGTGGCTTTTCAATTTGCGGTCAAGATATTAACTCCCTGGGCTGGCATGTACTTCTACAATCGGCTGGCTCATTCTGACACCTACGACGAGATTCCAGATTATGAAAAAGATGGTAATTTTGTTCTTGTGTTAGGAAGGAAGAAAGACCCGAAGACAGGGAAGATGTTACCTGATTATGTGAGAATACCTAAACCAGATGCCGCGAAATTGGTTATCAATCCCTTAGAAGGATTCCTTGATTATGCATTCGCGAAAGACCCGAAAACAGCGGAAGAGATTGGGATTCAATGGTTGTCGAACCTGTCGCCCGTGAGTTTCGAGCGGCGTGGCAAGCTCGATGCTACGATGGTTTTGGCCTCACTTAATCCAGCGATAAGGATTCCTTTTGAACTTGCCATGAACGAAGTGTTGTTTACCGGCCAGCCTATTGTGCCAGAGAAACTAGCTAAGGCTGAGAAGCCAGAACAGTATGACGAGAAGACAAGCCCTTTGGCTAAGATGATTGGTAATGCTGCGGGGCAAAGCCCGATGGTCATAGAGTATGTGCCGAAGGGTGTCGCCGCAGGAATCGGGCAAGCCTTGTTTCATCCCTTGTCTTATGTTACGTCTGCTGGTGAATCATATGTGCGTAGCAGAGGCGGTGAAACAGAAGCAAAATCATATGAAGTGCGCGATGACATGGAGCGCGGCTATACTACGGCGCGGATACGAGCAGAACGAGCTTATGCTAATGACAAGCCGCAAGACGCCATGAAGATAATCAACGAATGGAATAAGACGGTCCCGAAGTATTCCGATAAACTTAAGAATCTAGGAGTGTGGCCGGATTCAGAGATACAAACAGTCCACACAAGATATAGCTTTGACGACTCGGATATTGACAGGATGATAAATCGTGTCAATAAAGCAAAATAAAGGAGATGAGATGCCCGGAGAAGTGACTAGACAAGAATATAACGCACTTATTAAACGACTGGACGAACATTGTGCGACGCAGAATGGAAGTCTTGATAAAATATGGGACAAGTTAGACACGATAGACCAAAAGCTACCCAGCAAGGCAGACGCAGCAACGGTCGAAACCCTCAGAAGAGACACCGATAAGAAAGTGTCGGGAAGGCCAACGTGGGCTGTTTTAACTATTGTTTCTATTCTAATGTGGGCAAACGGACTACTCTTCACGGGGTTTCTAGGTATCTTGTACATCTATCTGAATCACGTTTAGGGAGGGGCTTAAATGTATTTCCCACTATTCGGGACAGCGACCGACTGGAGTGTTGCGCCTCCGCCGGGAGAATCCTCAGACCACGGTGGAGAAGGGCATGGATTGTTTTCTGGTGTGTCGGGAGATGGGCTTGATATAGGATACCAGGCACTTCTTCAAGGATACACACCAGAGAACGGCGCGGTTCTTTATCAACAACCATACACGGCGGCTGATGGGCAGTACCGCGGGATAAACATTTTCTACCAAACTGATGATGGACGTCGCTGGTTATTCGCTCATTGTGAAGAGCCGATTGCGGTTCGTCGGTATTCTCGTGGAGAGCCACTATTCAGGGTTGGTTCTTATCTTAATTATCCACATCTTCACTTACAGATGGAAGTCGAAAAAGCGGGCGACATGCCCGCACTATTTGATAAGGAGGCAACTGTGTCAGGAGAAATAGAAGATTTGCAAGCACGAGTGAAAGCACTTGAATTGTTTAGGGAGGGAGCCAACGACACAGTTAATGGGTTGGTTGATTGGCAGACAGAGGCTAACAAGGTCAGCGATAAGGTCGAGTCAAGGTTGAAGGTTTTAGAAAAAGAGCCGCATGGTTTTGATTTGACACAAATAGTGAACGCGGTTCTTGGGGTTATATCAGAGCGTATCAAGCCATAATCCAATGCGCCAATGGGTGATAGACAACCGGATTTTTACATGCGAGTGTGGGTCTAGGGAGTTCTATCGGGTTTACTCCCCGGACTCAGATATTATCACCATCTATTGCGTGAACTGTATGGAGAAGGGGAAACAAGTCGTCTGGCATATCCACGTCACAGAAGACACAGGGTGTAAATAGGAAGGGGGTGAATCTTGAATATAGATATTAACGCCAACACGCTTAGTTTGCTCATCGGAATCTTTCTTCCGATTCTGATTGAGATTGTCAAACAAGGGAAGATGCCACCGTGGGCGAATGGGCTTATCGTCTTGGTATCTAGCGTCGTGTTCGGAGGATTTCAGGCATTAATCGCTGGTCAGCTGGACACTCCACAGAGCTACCTACAGGCAGTTATTATAATCCTTGCTGCTGCCGTTGTAGCTTATAACCAATTCTGGAAGCCTGTCTTGGGCGGTACTGCGGAAGACCCTACAAAATTGAACGAGATTACTACTCTTGTGCATCGGTAATACGATAAAATGAAGATACGCCCTGTCTTGTGGCGACGATAGACAGGGCGTATCTTTTTTGTGTACCTATTCTTTTATGGACGGTTGGACATTCAATGCTCGCCCACGAAGTCTTTCTCCGTTTAATTTCTTAAGGGCGTCATGGCAGTCTTGCTCAGATTCCATCTCCACAAAGCCAAACCCGCGGGACTTCCCTGTCGCTTTGTCAAGGCAGATAAAAACGTCAATAACTGGTCCTATCTGCTCAAAATGATTTGCAAGTTCTTCCTCTGTGGTTTTGTACTCAAGATTCCCAACAAACATCTTCCTTGCCATTCTTAGCTCTCCTCTCTGATTGTCTTCCCCAACAATGCGGCTTCAAGGCGGTCGATTACTTTCTCCCACGAGTACGTTGCCGCCATTCTTTTCGCGTTGTCTACCATTGTCTGCGGCCATTCTCCTGTGATTATACATGTTATGGCATCAGCGATATCCTCTGCGGTGTCACCCATAAGGCAAGTGTCTTTGTCGATGCAGAACTCTTCGTTGCCCTGGGAATGTGTTGTTACGACCGGACACCCACACGCCATAGCCTCAAGAGATGGTAAACAGAATCCTTCGTGCCGACTTGTAGAGACATAGACCCCGGCCTGATTGTACATCTCAGCCAGCTTGTCGTCTTCGACACGCCCTAAATGTATATGCGGGCATCCATACTCTTGCGGCTCCTCGCTTAACGTGACAATGCTGAATTGCAGACCGCGTTCTACCAGGATATCAACCGCATGTTTAAACAGTTCTCTGTTCTTCAACGGATTGCCGCGCTCGATATAAAGCAGGCGAGTCTTGTCACGGTCAACAACATTATCTTTGAATAGGTCATGGTTGATTGATATACCCGTCAAGATAGGTTGTTTCCCCATCTGAGCAAGCTGGTCAGCTACCCACTTAGCGTCACACAAGGGTCTTAACGGCATATCGTATGTCTCAAGCACGGCAGCGGCCTCTTCGTCTGTTCTCGCATAGCTCGTTTCTATGTCTTGGACTAGATAGAACAATGGCCCGTTGCACATGGCGACGACCTTGGCCGTCTTCCACCAGGTAGCAATCTTGGCTCCTGGCATGTCTTTTAGTTTTTCGACCAGTTCGAAATAATCTCTGAATTGCGTGACCTGGACAGACAATGGAAACCAGCCTGGTTGTCCTTCAAGCGCGAAAAGGTCTACGTCCCAACCTCGGTTATGCAATCGGTTGACCATCTCCATAACAACCTTGGCCCCGCCAGAGATACCGGTAGACTCAAGCACGAAGCATGCTTTGGTCTCACCTAGAAATTGATTCTCGTGGCTTATGACTATGCCGTTGCCTTGGTCTTGTTCGATATATCGCTTCGCTTTCTTTCGTAGTTTATCCGGCGACTTCATGTAGGCGTAATGAATCAGTTGGATATCGTCTCGATACAGTACCCGATACCCGCCAATAGTCTCGAAGTGCGCCGGGTGCATTGGGACATGAACGCCGTTGTAGTGCAAGGTCTCATGCGTGGCGTTCTTGTACTCAAGACCTTCCATCTTCCTAAACAGACGGATATGCGGGTCTGCGTCCTTATTGTATTGCGTCAGGTGGACAGTCGGGAATGAGTATCCCAGCACATTTTTCGGGGCCTTTGTCATTAGTTCATCAAGTATCCTGCGTGACATTCCAGAATATACCTCGTCGGCGTCGATGTTGAGCACCCAATCTGTGTTCAGCCGCGACAAAGCGTAGTTGCGCTGGTCAGCATAGGATTTCCCGAACTTCTTTTTGAGCACCTTATATCCGCGTTCTGCCAGCTTCTCAATGGTCTTATCTTTGGAGCCGCCATCCACGATGACGACCTTATCCGGCTTGATACTATCGACGAAATCACACCAGCGGTCTACCTGGTCTTCCTCATCTTGCATGATGCTGTAAACCCCTAACTTCATTCCTTATCTCCTTTCTTCCGCCCGATGGCGAAATACCACATCTCGACATGCTTTACAGATATCTCCTCGAACTGCGTCTTAATCAATCCCTCTATGCTTTCGTGAGTAAAGCTCCTTAAGTGCTCTCCCAAAGTGTCCACATAGGTCTCGTCGGGAACGGTCACGATAAGCAATCCTCCAGGCGCGAGAGCGTCGTAGAGACGCGCTAAGAGCCGTTCGGGGTTCAAGACGTGCTCTAAGACCTCTGTTGCCACAATCGCGTCGTAGTGGCTGCGAGCTACCGTATCCTCAGCGAATCCGACCGAGTATCTAGCCCCCGGAGCGTTCTGTCTAGCGCGAGCGACATAACCCTGAGATACGTCTATCGCGTCCACGTCCCCAATCTCTGTTAGAAATCTGGTTATCCCACCCGTCTGACAGCCGACCTCGAATATCTTAGAGCCTGGTTTAATGGAGTTTAATACGAACTTGACCCGCGTGGCTTCTTTCGGCAGATGGTCGTTCCCGTAATGACCCGCCTGTGCCTCATAGAGTTGGCGGTATTCAGCTCTATCCATTCGACGAAGCTCCTCTCTTTTCTGAAAACGAATAGATGTTTCCCCCTTGCTGAACCCGGGCTGGAATCATAACGACCTCACATTCGACACAACGCGGCAGGTAGTAATCGGGTGGAGCATCGAACCACATGTTGTATTCCTTTCCGCCACATACGGGGCAATATCCGCCAGCGTCCATCTGTGTTCTACGTTCACGCAGCACCCTTAAAAGAAACCCTACTATAACATCAGGCCCGCCGATTAATGCTCGTTCCATTATTTAATCCTCTCTTTCGCGCAGACGTGATTGCGCCACATGTCCAACTTCTCTATATCAAACCCCGGTTCCGTATAGGTAAATGTCTCTTCCGGGCCTAGCCAAAATGAGTCATCAATCATCCCCTTCTCTTTGCATTCACGGTACAACTTAGTCCCTGGCATCACCCATACGCGGCCTATCGTGCCGACCTCTTCGACCTCAGCCTCTCGTAATAGGTCTATCGTTTCGTTTATGCTAGAGGTTGTTTCACCAGGGTTACCGACCATTGTAAGGGCGCAGACTGCGAGACCTGCTCCATGAAGTGCTTGAACGGCTCGGAGGCTATCAGCTGGTGTAATTCGTTTTCCAATTCCTTCGAGGATTGCAGTATTTCCACTCTCAATTCCAATCGACACTCCATAACAACCTGCCTCCTTTAGCAGTTCAGCCAGCTCATCGTCTATCGTTTCAACCTTTGTGGTCGCATGAAACGCTATGGGCAATTCTCGTCTTATAAGCTCGCGCAACATCTCTTTTGCTTGGTCAGGATAACAGGTCATCGCATCATCCTCGAAAACAAAATGGTGATGCCCCATGTCAATCAACCTCTGAATCTCATCGGCCATGTTCCCTGGACTTCTGTGGCGATAGTTCTTCCATATCCACCAGGTAGAACAGAACGAACACGAGCCGGTGCATCCTCGTGAATAGACAACCGGGATACGAGGCCCGGAGCAGTCTACGTCGCGCCAGGCAGCACCTCCGCCGGGGTATCGCGATAGGTCGATTAAATCCCAGGCGGGGAACGGTATATCGTCAAGGGTTTCATAAGGTGAAGTTTGCTGCCCTAAAACTGTTGTTCTGAATATCTGTTCGCCCTCGCCCTTCACTATGCCGTCTACAAAAGGATAGTTATTAGCAATCTGGACGCTCATTATTGTCGCGTGAGGACCGCCCAAAACCGTTATTGCGCCACGCTCTTTGGCATACTTAGCAATCTCTAACGCCTTATGTCTACCAGGGGTGTAGCAGGTGATTCCCACTATGTCCCACCCCTCATCTATCTTGGCTTTGATACCCTCAAAACCCACTAAGTAACCGTCTATGACCTCGACTTCGCATATATCTCGGACAGCTCCGGCAAGGTACAGCAAACCCAATGGCGGATTTGAATATCCTCCCTGGTCTGATTGGTGCGGATTTACAAGCAAAACTTTCATGGCATATCCTCTCTCGGTAGACTCGCTATATACTCGCTCCACCGTTCCTTAAACAGTTCTTTCCCTTGCAGTTCTTTCTTGTACCAGTACGGGTTCTTGTTCTCCGGCTTGTTCCCTCGCGTTTGTCCTTCAAGGTGGACGGCCACGGCTTTCGGGTCATAGGTTATAGGGATGCCAGCCAGGTGCGCCCGCAAGCAATAATCTATGTCCTCCCACGCTATAAAATACTCTTCATGCAGGACTCCAATCGAGTTTAATACGTGCCATGATATGCCCACGAGAGCGAACGTAACAGCAAGAACTTCTTTCTCTTCGTTAAACGCATCCTCGACTGCTCCTACGCCGATATGAACGGGGGCCATCCCATAAAGTCTGACTCCGGCATGTTGTATCGACCGGTTCGGATAAAGAAGTTTAGCTCCCACTATCCCGCCCGTGTTGGTCATCTTGGTCGCGATTTCTTCCAAACAACCGGGGTCGGGGAAACAGTCATTATTCAAGATAATAATATCGCCCTGCCTCTTTGTTGCCGCTATCCCCGCATTGACTGTGCGCGAGAAACCTCGGTTAATTGGGCTTCTGATGTAGGTAGCTTTCATATCCTTAACAGATTGCTTTATACGAGCGGCGGGTCGTTCGTCTGACCCATCATCCATGACATATACGGGCCAATCGACTTGTTCGCGGACACGCTCTAGGCAGGCGCGAGTCAATATGCTATGGTTATGAACCGGGATTATGATGCTGGCCGTCATCGTTGTATGTTCTTTTCTGCGGCATAGCTCGTTTTAAAAGCTATCCCGATATCGTAATGCCCCAGCCCTTCTTTGAGCACCGTTATGTCTGTCACTTGCCGACGGATATCCTCGCCGGTATCCGCGTCTATAAGGACGATGGTGATGCTGTCCTTTATAGCAAGACCTTCCAGTTTCTTAATCTCCGTCCATTCTTCTGCGGTTAATGTACGCACGGTGTATGGCTTATCGCCGGACGCTTCCTTAACCCAATTCTCGTGGCATGACTTGAATGTGACCTCTAGTGCTTCTTGGTTTACTTTCATGCTACCTCCTGGCTTTCAACCATTGACTCTACCTGATTCCCTTAACGCTCTACCGCTTAGATATTTTTGTCCAGCTTCAAACGCATATAGTTCTCGAAGAGTTGTTTCGTTCTGTCCTTTCGGCACTACCCTCTCCGTTTCAAGGTTGTAGAGGGCGTGGGTGAAGGGGTTGTATTCCTCCGCCAAAAATGCTTTTCCCCGTGGACATTCACAGGGGTAATATACATCAATGAAACTCTGGTCTTTTAATTGGAACTTCCCAGTCGTGCAACTTTCTCCGCAAATAGGGCAAATCATACTAACCCCCTCTCCCTGCCTTTGTCTATTACGGCAGCAAGAACCAAAATCGCAAGCCCTATCATTCCAAGTGTGAACAAGGTCGTTTCCGCCCATTCTGGCATTCTTCTTCTCATTTCCCCTCCAAATAATCTTGAAAATCCCTGCCGGTAAGTTCCAATACCTTTTGTAGACGGACGATTACTCCATTAAGTCTGCCCGCAAGGTTCGGGTGTCCCCTTCTTACACGTTCAGATTTCCAAAAAGATAGTGCTTGCAAGGATTTCTCCAAATCCTCCCTCTTTACCCCCACCTCATCGAGAGCAACCCAACGTCCAGCAGGTAGACCATCTTTGACAAGATACTGCGGAGTTTCCTCTTTCGGCACTACCCTCTCCGTTTCGGGATTGTAAAGGGCGTGGGTTTCGGGATTGTATGTCTCAACCTTTAGAAACTCGCAACAATGGTCAAGCATTTCAACCGCAAACTCATAACAGATTTTGTCTAGCTCTTTATCACTCATCTAATCCAGCCTCCTTTTTGGTCTTAAACTGAAAGAAATCATATCCAGAATTGTCATCGTAAGCAGGAACGCCAAGTAGTTCGGCAAATTGTTTCTTCTGCTTATCGTGGCTTGTCGTGTCTTGGCAACAAGAACAGCCCTCTGAATACATATAATCTGCGAGTAATTGTCTGACTACTTCTTTCCGCACCAACCCCACTCCCTCTAATTCTTTATCAAGTGAGCCGTCTGCCACCATCTTTGCGAAGTTGCGCCACATATGAGTCGGGCTTTCTTTTCTTAATTCGCCGTCCTCATCAAGAACGGTTTCAACATAAACTTCCATAAGCCTTTCGCCCAACTCCTCTACTTCTTTATTCATTTCCAGCCTCCTTTAGGCAGGGGGTCGCTTCACTTTTGGGATACTGCGGACAACGCCTAACCTCATCACACTCAAAACAATTTTCCCTATCCACCATCACCATTCCTGTGGCTTGTTCTATGAGCCTTTGTAAGTCTTTGTCTGTGGCTATGGCTTGGGCGATATTAAGCCAAATATCATCGGTATAAAGCACGTCTAATCGTGGCTCATAACCAACGCCCTGTTTTTGTAATTCCTTATACAACGCCTTTATCGCTTTGTCATTCATCATTCCCTCCTAGTAGGTCATTCATTCCTAAACAGCTCCTTTAGTTTTGTAAAATGAAAAACATAGCTGATGATAGCCAAGCTGAAACCAAATCATCATCGGGTTAATCGCTGTGAAATAATCATTTCTAACACCTTGAACCCTTGCGTCCATCGGTATCGGCATAGAAAGACAGCACCCCAAGTTCCAAGAAATAATCCTATGGTGGTCTATCTTCATTCCCCTATCTCCTTTCCTATTTTTTCAAGTTCAATTCCCCGAATTGGAGTATCTAAAAACTGAATTGGACTATGGCTGGCTCGGAGAGCGCCCAAGATTATTTGCTGGTCTTGTTCAGATACAACGGCTTGGTAAACCTTTCCGTCTGTTGATTGAGCCAAGACACAGATAGTTCTCGTATCTATCCTCGGTATGGGTTTCATTTAGACTCCTTGAAGTCAATTTCAAATGCTCCATTTACCTCTATCATTGGAGTGCTTGCGTTTAGGTGGACTACCTCGCCCCTATCGGTTCTGATATGAGAATACATACCGTCTATATGGTTGAATATTGCCATTGTTTCTTTGCCATTTACCTCTAAACGAACGGGCAGCGTTCCATCATACTTCCCCCTTTCCTTTACAGACCTTTCCCTCTGTAATCTCAATGGTTACGAACATTTAAGACCTCCCATAACGGCTTGGACTTTCCCCGAAAACATACTGAAATAGTTCAATCCTCTACGTTCCTTGCTTCCATCTCCTCGTAGTCGAACTCGCGCTCGATCACTCGCCGGTAGGTCTTTGGGGGAACAGTCACTACCCCGTGTTCCTCGTGGACGAGCTCGCCCGTACGGACGGACATATAAAGCGTTCCGTCCAGCTCGTATAAATCAAAGTCCCCCTCTATAACGTGGGTGTTGACACCCTCGCCCCTTAGCAAGATATGGCTCTTGCCCGTTTTGACAGACCTTGCGTCCTCCGGTATCGTGTCCTCGACTAGAATCAAATCGCCCTGCTGTATCTCTACTTTCTTGTTCATATTTCCCCCTTTAGGAAACGTAAGACGGTAGGTTCACTATGACCTCCGCCTCTTTCACGGCTGACCAATCATTTAAATCTTCCTGCTCTACCATCCCTAAAATCCAAGCCCTTGCCTGAAGGGATGAGGTTACTTCGGGAGGGACGGGTTTGGCGTAGAAAACGTCTTTCATGCTTGCGTGTTCGAAGTAGAGGTATTTCCTTTGGATGTTATCGAGGTTCATATCCATCAGTTGATATTTCATCCCCGTAGCTGGGTCGTCCCAATCATCCAGGGTCTTTGCACCACATTCCTTTAAGACTCTTTCGGGGCCAATCTTGCGGATAAGTTCTCTTTGTATGTCCGTGTTTTTTTCTTTAAGGACTAGTTTTGGGTCGAGTTGGGATGAGGGGGTTTCTGCCATTTCCTTTGACACTTCGACTCCGTTAAGATGCCACATAGCATATCCATCCCTCCAAATGATAGATGGCCCCCCGTCTTTGTGAAGTCGCTTGCTATCATTCAGATTCAGTTGTTCAGGTTTTTGACAATCAATGCACATCCCCGTAAGTGTTATCTGATACCAAGAAATCTGTTTGTCGTATTCCATCAGCTCAAGGATGTTATGTGTTGGTTCGATAGCCCCTATGCGGATGAAGTAGTCTACAAACGCGAGCCAGCCGATATCCCAAAGCGAATACCGGGATGAGGGAGAGAAGAAATCGTTCGACCAGATGTTCGACCAGATGTTCGACTCGATGTTCGACTCGATGTTCGACCTGATGTTCGACCCGATGTTCGACCAGATGTTCGACCTGATGTTCGACCAGATGTTCGACCTGATGTTCGACTCGATGTTCGACCAGATGTTCGACCTGATGTTCGACCCGATGTTCGACCTGATGTTCGACCAGATGTTCGACCCGATGTTCGACCCGATGTTCGACCCGATGTTCGACCTGATGTTCGACCAGATGTTCGACTCGATGTTCGACCCGATGTTCGACCTGATGTTCGACTCGATGTTCGACCAGATGTTCGACCTGATGTTCGACTCGATGTTCGACCTGATGTTCGACCCGATGTTCGACCTGATGTTCGACCAGATGTTCGACTCGATGTTCGACCCGATGTTCGACCATTCTATTTCGGGCAACATCTTAGGTATAATATTGGCCG